GAGGGCCCGCGGCGTGCGCCCCTTGGTGGGTTGGATAACCATTGACTCACCAGGGGTCTCGGAGGTAATGACGGATCTAGGTCCTGTCCGCTGACCTTGGATGCGCGATAGGCTGACTTGGCGTCGTCAAGCCGGAGCTTGGCGCCTGTTTCCCATTCGCGCGTATCCACGCCACCGTTACTGAACGTCGTATGTGCCTTTACCATCTTGGCTTGGATAGCGTCATGTAATGCTGCCTCACGTATCCGGGCGTGAGGCGGAGCCTTTGAGTTCACCCACTTAAAGTAGTCTTGGAAGTAGTCTTGATTGTCCAATGTGCACACAGCTGCTGCTTCCAGGTACGCACACCGTTTCATCTGCATGGCGAGGGAGGTATGATTGTGCTCAGGCAACACGCTCACATCCAGCCACTTCGCCAGAGGCCGCCCATACAGGCCATCCTTCATCCAACACCCCAAGAAGGTTGCACCGGGTTCGTCGCCCCATGACGAAAGAGACCCATATGAGGCATCACCGGGCAGGATGCCAAACTTGTCGTATAATACCGCCTGAATCATTGAGTTCGGACGCCAGGCCTCCCAGCTTCGGAAGCCTATTAGCGTGTCGTCCCCGTATATCCAGCAGGATGACTCATGCGGCATGACGCCACATAGGTCGAGAGCTGTGCGTGTCGATAGCCAGTTGCTGATTGAGTCGAGAATTGACGTCCATGGCCCACTCGGATTACCGAACGTCCACCGGTACACCCACCCACCGGGCAGGATCATGAATTTCAGGATAACCTTACTCATCTCATGGAGGATCCATCGGTCATACTTATCCCCGCGTGGCAAGCACGCGCGAATCACGCCAAATGAGTCCACCAGAGACTGTTCTGTCACCCGGAAACCATATCGCTTATGGTCAATCTCGTTCTCGATCACGTTCCCAGCACTCTTCGCTGCGTCGCGAGCCGCCCCCCCACGTACCGCAGTATGTCCGATCTGAATCTCGCCGTGCGACTGCTTGATCATGTCGCCCATGGGTTGAGACAGGCAGGAGGATACTGTGGCTGAG